CGCCGAGGGCTGTACCGGTGTCGCCGGATGCTTCTTCGAGGAGCAGCTTCGCTTCTCCCCATGTGAGGCCGTCGCCCAGGTCAGAGATGCCTACACCGAACGTCTCGCGCAGTGTGCGCGCGACGGTCCCACGGTGCTCTCGGATGACCCGGGCGACGGCGATCATTCCGGGAAGGCCGCCTGCTGGACGCGCTGCAGCACCCGGAAGTACTTCTCGGCGAGGATCGCGCCCTCGACCATGTCACGGCCGGAGAAGTCCGCGGCGAGGGCGTCGCCGCCGACCTTCTTCAGGATGCTCTTGAACTGGTCGATCGGGGTCGCGTGGCTCTCCTGCATCTCGTCGATCTCATCGAGCGTGAGCGTGAGGGGAACCTCGACGATCGTGCCGTCGGCGAGACGGCCGATGAACCGGTTCTCGACGATGATGTACTTCACGTCGGGAACGGCAGCGGCGATCGCCTTCTCTTCCGCCTCCTCCGACCAGTTGTCGAAGTCGTACGCGGGCACGGTCTCAGTGGTCTTCTTGGGTGTTGCCATGATGGTCTCCTTGTCGGGTCATCGGGTGGTGTCGGGTGAGTGGTGAAGAGGCTGGCCGAGATGACCCGACGACATCTCGGCCAGCCGGTCTTGTCAGGCCGCTGCGCCGACGGCCCAGCTGTCGCCGTCCCAGTGAGCCTGGGAGGCGTCGCCGAGCACGACGTGCTGGCCGGTCGTCCACGCGGTCGTCTGACCGAGCGCGCCGGCCGCCTGCAGAGCGGCGAGGTTCGCCGGTGCCGCGGCGCCCGCGGGGTTGAACACTCCGGGAGATCCGGCGGTGACGCCCGTGGGGGTGATGACGGCGCCGGGAACGGCCGGCCCCCACTGCCAGAAGGGCGCGCCGTTGAACAGCTCGTCTTCCTGCCAGGTGAACGTGACGGCGATGCCCTCGACCTCGCCGCGGGTCTGCTGGTCGGGCTCGACGGACGTGACCGATGCGACACCGATCTGTCGCTTCTCGAGGCCGCCGCGGTAGCGGGTGACGACGTAGAGGATGAAGCGGTTGCCGGGGAGCGAGGACGAGACCTCGATCACGCCGTTCTCGTCGGGCTCGGCACCCTCGGTGAGAGCGATGACGGCGGCGTTCTGCTCGGCGAGCGTGATGACGACGGAGCGCGAGCCCTCACCAGCGAGCGTGTAGCCCTTCTGGAAGAACTCGATCGCGTCACCGGTCTCACGGGCCGGGGCGGGGCCGCCGTCGACCTTGTAGAGACCGAGGCGCTTCGCTTCGGCGGGCAGCACGAGCGGGCTCGCGCCGAGTTCCGCCTTCGAAATGACGTTCGCGAGCGTGACCGGTGCGAACGCGGCGAGGCCGGTCAGCGGGACGCCAACGGCGTCGAGGTCGTTGCCCTGGGAGTCGGCAGTCATGGGTGTTCTCCTTCACATGAAGAAGGCCCCGCGTGTGCGAGGCCGGTGGGTGGGAACGGTCACGTCGACTGCCGACGCGTCCGTGGTGTCGGGTGGTTGGCTCACCAGGAGCCGGCCACGACGTACTGCGCCGTCATGTAACGGCGAGCGACGTCGAGAGTTTCGGTGACCGCATACGGCCCGTTGGAGCCGTCGAAATCAACGGAGGCGATCGGAGTACCTTCGACGAGCGGTAGTTCGTGATCGACGAGAACAGAGGCCAGCCAGCGTGCTATGTCGTTCGCTGCCTTGTCGTTCTGTCGGGTGCCCGCGAGAACAGATGCACCGATCGACCGGTCGAAGGTCGTCCAGTCGACACGGGGGCCGGAGTCGTCACGGATGACGATCAACGGCTTCGCGAGAGGCAGGGTCAGCTGCTCAGGTTCCTTGTTGTCGACCTCGACGTCGTGACCGTCCTCGGCCGCGCACGCGCGCACGTAGCCGACGAGCCACGCTTCGAGGTCGGGTGGCGTGACCCTCATGTCTTGGCCGCCTGTTTCAATGCGCGGGCGAGGTTGCCGGTCTTGGACTCGACGAGCAGCGTCTTTGCGTCATCGCCGACCACTCGGGTCACGCGGCGGTGCTTGGACTCGCGATGCTCGATGTGGAGGCCGTCGCGGTAGTCGCCCGTGTCGACGGGCGCGGTCGCCTTTGCTATCGCGAGTGCGCGCTCCGCGGCGTCGTCGGTGAGTCGCTCCACGCCGGCGGTTCGCATGATCTCGTCGAAGAAGACGGGATTGAACTCGACGATCGTCTGTCCCTTGGCAGGCATCAGCCCCTCTTCTCCTCGACTTCGAGCACGACGGTCGGCTGCCAGCCGGTCCATGGGTTGACGTCGCGTGACGGCCGACCTGTGACGGTGAACAGCGCCCCGTCGGAGGCCCGGATCCGGTCGCCCTCTCGGACGTCTGCGCTCGGGGTGAAGATCGCGATCCGCTTCGACGTGGTCAGCTGCTCGCGGACGGGGTCAGATCCGAACGACGAGCCGCCAGAGTCCCATGATCCGCGCAGCGGCAGCTCGTCCGGGTCGCTCCAGTCCTCGACCGTGCGCTCCGGGTTGTAGGGCGCCGGGATCTGCTGCGCACGGAGTCGGGTGAACGGCTCTAGGTGCTCGGGCTCCGAGGATGAGATCCAGTCGAGGACGGTGCTCATCTTGTGCCCCACTCGAGCCGGTATGTCGACAGCGCTTCCTGCTCGGTGATCGTGAGCGGAACGGAGATCGGTGCACCGCGGTCGACGAAGCCACCGCGGGAGGATCCGTTCGTCGACTCGGAGGCATCGACGCGGCCCGAGTTCGGGCCACGCTTCGCGACGCCGGCGATGATCGCGGCGACCTCGGGCACCTCGTCGAGCTCGTACCCGTGAGTGAGCGTGACAGTGACGCGGCCGAGGCGGTTCGTCCAGCAGCCTGACGTGAGTCGCAGGATGCCAGCGTGAGAGGTGTCGACCTGTGCGGTGACGTCGACACCGTCGTTCATCACCGATGCGAGCTGCACGACCCGCAGCGACGGCAGGAGAATGTCCCTGCCGCCGCTGCCGTCGAGCGTGAGCGTCTCATCGATGACGGGGGCCACATGCCAGCCGCAGAACCGTCGGACGACGCCGTGCGCCGCCTTCAGCCAGAAGTCCGCGTTGATCACGGTCTGGCCGCCGACGATGGGTGGGATCGGAGACATGCGGCCCCCCTCTCGTTACTTCGAGCCGCTGGTGCGGCGCTTGGTGGTCGTCGGCTCGACGACCTTCTTGACGTCGGGCTCGACGACCTTCGTCGCCTCGTCCTCGATCTGGTCGGCCACGGCCTCGGGTGTGCTCGGCTCGATCACCGCAGACACCTCCTCACCGGTCGGTGCGGGCTCGACGCCGGAGCGGCGCTGCTCAAGCTCCGCGTCGAAGTCGGCGCGCAGCTTCGCGATCTCGGCCTCAGCATCTGCACGCTTCTGGTCGAGTTCGGCCTGCAGCGCCAGTTCGGCGCGCCCGCGCTCCGCGTTCAGCTCGGCCTCGAGCTCAGTGCGCACCTGGCGCTCCTGCTCGATGCGCCAGGCGTCGGTGTCCTCCACGGGCACCTTCGTCTGGACGGCGTTGCCGGCGGTCACGACGTCGACGCGGTTCGCGTCCTTCTTCGTGTAGCGGACGTTGTCCTTCACGACGATCTCGCCCATCACGCACCTGCCGTGAGGTCGAGCACCGCCAGCTTCGCGGGCTGCCGGAACAGCTGCAGACCACGGAGCTCGGCACGGACGTACACGAGGTTGCGCTGCGCGTAGTCCTTGTGCTGGTTGAACGCGAGGATCGACAGCGCCTCGTAGATCAGGAACTGGAAGGCGCGGAAGTCGCCCATGATCGCCTGACCGACCGGGACCGCAGCTGACGTGACTCGGGGCACAGCCCAGAGGTTCGTCGGACCGGCGGTGAAGGGGCCTCCGCTGTAGTAGCGGCCCTCCAGATCCTTGAGCAGGTCGAGCGCCTCGTCGTCCTCCGGGTTGAGGAGGATCGCCTGCGGCGTCGTGTTCGACGTCTCGAGGAGCAGGGTCTTCGCCTTGCGCACCGTGGTGATGACGTCGGTCGCGAACGCCTGCTGCAGGACACCCGTGGTGTTCAGGATGCCGTTGGGCTCGTCCGCAGCGTCGTCACCGGCGAGGATGACCCGCTCGATCTCGTCGCGGAGGTTCTGCGTCAGGATGCCATTGATCAGCGACGCGAGCGCGCCGTCGTCGTTGAGCTCCTGCTGCGTCGCCTCGATGCCGTCGGCGTAGGTGTGCGCCTTCGCATCCGCGGTGCGGGTCTGCAGGTCCGAGATCGGCTTGAGGTTCGCAGCCGTGTTGTTCGTCTGCGCCTCGGGCACGATCGCGGCGTTGTTCGTCACCGAGATCAGCTGACGGTACTGCAGCCACGGGGCGTCAGTGGTGCCGACAGTGATCAGGTCCAGGAGCGTGTTCGGCTTCCGGTAGGTGACGTCCTCGATGCCCGGCAGGCGGGTCGGGGTCGTGTCGCCGTTGTCGACCGTGTTCAGCGGCGCCTTGATCGCCCGCATCGAAGACTTCTTCGACGCGACGCCGCGGGCCTCGATCTGGATCGGCGTGCCCTTGGCGACACCCTTGGGGTGACGCTCGCGGAACGCCTTCAGCGCCTCGGAGCCCACGAACGCGTCACCGACGGAGTCGGCGGACGTCTCACGGTTCTTCTTCGCCTCGCGCTCCTCGGAGGGCTGCGCGTCCTCGACGTCGATCGCGGACTTCAGGGACGCCGCGGCATCCTCCTGAGCCTTGATCTTCGTCTGGGTGTCCTCGATCTCCGAGCGGAGAACGGGCACGCGGGCGACGTCTTCCTCGGTGAGATCGGCGCCCTTCTTCTGCAGCTCGGCAGCCTCTGCGAGCAGGGCCTTGAGCTTCTCCTTCAGGTTCATGCGTTTGCTCCTTCCGGCCCTGCGGCCAGCGTTGTGAGAGTGATCAGCGCGGCAGCCTTCTGCTGTGCACTGGTGAAAGCCGCCGAGGTTTCGGCGTCTTCGTCCGCTTCGCCGGGGCCCGGCTTCACGTCTGTCGGGTCGTCATCGGCGGCCGGGGGGCCGTCAGTGTCTGCGGAGTCCGCGGTCGCCGCGATGAGCTCGGCCGCCGACTTCACGTCGATGAGGCGCGTCTCGGGGTTCGCGCCACGGAGCACGAGGGAGATCTCGACGAGCTCGAACTCGTAGATCTGCCAGACGATCTCGCCGTCCTTCTCGACACGTCGGATACCGTCGGCCGGTTCGAACCCGCCGATCGAGAACTCCTTGATGCGTCGGGACTTCAGCAGCCGGAACGCCTTGACCGAGGTCGGGTCGTCCATGTCGAACTGCATCGTCACGACGAGACCCTCGTCGGTCTCCTCGCCCTTGGCTTCCGCCAGGTGCGCGTCCATGACGCCCCACTGGTGGTTCCACAGGATGGGGATCGGGTCGTCGCCGAACTTCTCGAGCGACTTCTCGAACGCGCCCGGCATGATCTCCTCGTCGTAGGAGTCGACCACCCCGAACGCGCTCACGAGCGCTGTCACGGTCCCGGCGTCGGCATCCGCCGCCTTCACCGATACGGCGAGACTCTTCCGAGCCTCACGCACTGCTGGTGCTGCCACCTTCGCCACCTCCTGGCTTCTCGTCGTCTCGCACCGTCACCGGCAGAAGACCGCTGTGCTCGATCGGGTTCAGGCCGACGGCCTCGAGCGCTTTCTCGGGGAGGAACCCCGATCGGATGAGACCGTTCGCCGCGGCGATGAGCTTCACGAGCTCGTCGACCGTGAAGCCGCTGACCTTCGCTGCGGCATCGATCGCGAGCGGCTCAGCGCCCGCACCGCCTCCGCCGCCTCCGGTCGTGCCGTCCTGCGGGGACGCCTGACCGCCGATGAGGACGTTCAGCGGCGTGAGGAGTCCCTTGGACTCTTCGAGCTTCGGAAGGTTCTGCAGCGCACGTGCCTCGGCGCGCTCCATCCACGGGCCGCCGACTGCCGTCGACAGGAGCTTCGCCTGCTCCATGAGAGAGCCGTTGATCGCCGTCTGACGATCCATCTCCGCGTAGAACCCAGCACCGGCCAGAGCGGGGATGATCTCCGCGTTGAAGGCCTGCTCGAACTCCTCGAAGTGCGGGCCGAGCGCGGGACCGAAGAGCATCTGCCGGAAAGCAGTGATGTTCGAGAACGTGCCCTCTCGGGCGCCGACGAGTTCGGGGGGAATGAAGAACGACGACGCGACCTCGGCATCGGTGAGCTTGCGTCCTTCGATGTCGAGAGCGTCGGTCGGAGCGATCGAGGACGACCAGTCCTCCCACTCCATCCCGTCCTCGAACACCGGCGCGCCGCCGGCGAGACCTTCACGGAACTCGCGGAACGACTGCACCCAGCGGGTGCGCTGCGTCTCGCTCCACTTCGGCGCATTCGCCGGCCGCTTCACGATGCCCGAGAACTTCGGGCGCTCATCCCACAGCCGCTTGCGCCACTCGATCGCGTTCGTCTGCTCAGTGAGGATCGCCTCGAGCGTGCTCAGCGGGGAGACGCCGTCGCCCGACCACGCGTTCCACCCGGTACCGAGAGCAAGCGGGAGATCGGTCACGTCGACTGTGCGGCCCGCGACGTTCACGCCGACGAACTGGATCTCGTCCATCGCGTTCGACTCAATGACGAGCGCGCGCGGCGGGATGCGGTGGGGCACGCCGTCAGGGGTCAGGAGCACCGCCCACCGGTCATACAGGCACTTGTCGACGGTGAGTCGGTACATGAGCTGGAAGCCGGTCAGGAACCGCTGCGGCTTGCGCAGCGCCTGCTCGGCAGGAGACCCGGCCGCTCGCTGGCGGTCGTCGTCTCCGACCCGCTCGAACACCTTCCACGGCACGGATGCCACGTTGCGGGCGATGAAGCCGACCACCTTGCGGAGCGAGGGCTGCGTCTTCCACGCCTTCTCGGGCGTCAGCTTCGAGAGTGTGACAGCGCGGGTGAGCGGCACCCCAGCATCCGGGGTGAGGAACGGGAACGCGCGAGCACCGCTCACGCCGGTCAGCGGGTCGACCTTCACGAGGTCGCCCGACACGCTGAAGGCGACCATCAGGCGAGCACCTGCACGGTGATGACGCTCGACGCGAAGACGATGACCGTGCCGGGGATCTCACCCTGATCGGTGGTCACCTCGACGAGGCGGATCCGGCCGAACCGCCACGACCCCGCAGTGCGCCCGCTGATCACCGTTCCGTCCGAGAGGGACACGACGACGCGGCGGCCGGCGTTCAGATGAAGCCGGTCCATCCACCACATGAGCAGACCGCACAGCACGAGCGTCATGACGACAGCGACCAGACCGAGAGTGAACGCGTCCACAGGGACTCCTTTCAGGCGACGAGCAGACCGTGGTCCTCGTACGCAGACGACTGCAGCTCGGGCATCACTTCGAGGCCGTAGGCCGCGTTCGATACCGCGACCAGCGGTGCGATGTCGACCGGGGAGGCATCGCGATCCCAGACCCGGACGTCGTTGAGCTTCTTGGTGACCGCGTGCTTCACGGCCTGGGTGAGTGCTTCCTGCTCGCGGTGGCGCATGGTGCCGTCGTCAATGCGGTCATGCATCTTGCCGACACCGGCGCCGAGCGCGGGCCCGGATACCTCGATGACGGTGAGGCCGAGCTTCTCGAGCGGATCCTTCAGCTCGGCGGACCAGGAGCCGCGAGCCTGCAGGGCGACGAACTCGATGCCCCACTCTTCGGCGATCGCCTTCACGCGCCCGGCGACCATGGTCATGCGGGCGACGACATCGATCACCTCGAGGTGCTGGAGGCCGTCCTCGCGCCACCCAGCGACACCGATCCAGGTGCGCTTGCGGTCAGCGGACGTGTCGACACCGAGGATGACCGGCGACGACGGCGAGATCTCCGACCCCGCGTAGGTCACCGCGCCGTCGTAGTCGACCTGCGGCGGGTCGGCGAGAGCCGGCCACGCCTCCACGTTCAGGGACGGTTCCAGAGCGGCCGTCACCCAGATGCCGAGAACCTCGGTGCGGGTGACGTGCTCGGGCTCTCCCGACTCCAGGTCGGAGAGCAGCGCGTCGACCTCGTAGCCGTACCCGATCGACGGGTTCGACTGCAGGTATGCCTCCGGGTCGTCGAGCTTGCAATCGTCCGGTGCGGACCACTCGAAGATCCCGATCGACACGTCGTGAGTGTTCGCGTACTCCTCGACGGACGCGATGCCCGCCTCGACGTACTGCTGCCACTCCTCGAGCGCAGCGACCGCCGCGTCGCGGATGTCTTTCAGCACGACGGACTTCGCATCGCCAGCGGACGAGATCGCCCACATCTGCGAGTTGAACGTGCCGTTCAGGGTCTTCGACAGGGCAGCCCAGCCCTCCCAGTTCTTCTGCTCGCGGAGCTCATCGAGCACCGCACGGGAGATCGAGTCACCGCGGCCGCCACCCGACGTCGACGCGGCGATCTGGTACTGCGCACCGTTCCTCAGGATGATCGCTTCCGAGCCGTTCGACTCCGACGGTGGCATCGACTTACGGACCAGAGCAGGGATGATCGCGGCGCGCGCCGCCGGCGAGAACCGGTTTGGCCACTTCTCCACGTTCGGGTTGCAGCGGCGGAGAACCTTCTTCCACACCTTCTTCGCGGTGTCCTTGTCCTGCGCGGTGCCGAGCACCAGGAACTCATCCGCCGGGACATGCTCAGGGAAGCTGTCGCTATCGACGAACAGCCACCACAGCGCGAGCACCTCGATGAGCTTCGTCTTGCCGTTCTGCCGGCCGACAATGATGACGACCTTCCGGTACCGGTACCGGCCGTCCGCAAGCAGCTCGAGCGCGTGAATCAGCAGCCACTTCTGCCACGGGCGTAGCTTGATGCCGAGGTACCGGGCCGCGAACTCGATCACGTGGAAGCCGTGCGACGTCTCCGGCGTCAGCTCACGCAGTGGACGAGTCCACAACCGCGGGGTTGTCGAGCCCTTACCCCGCTGAAGAGCCACCCTTAGCTCGCCTGAAACTCTCAAAGTCCGCCACCTCCGGGTCGATCTCCGGCACCACCGGCTCCGTGGCGACGGCCGGGACAGCGTCCGGCTTGTCGACACTCGCTCCACCCACACCCGCTGCACCCGGCGCCGCAGCCAGAACGCGGCGAGCATCACGCAACGCGGTCAAGTACTGCTGGCGAGTCCGCGCGATCGGCGCCTCGTCCAGCTCCACGGCGAGGTCTCTGAGCAGCTCGACGAGCGGGCCCTCCTCCTCGAGACGGCCCAGCCCGGTCTCCTGCAGCATTCGCTCCACCGCATCCGCGTGCCGAGTCGACCGCGGAGGGGGCGGCGGGGCATCCGGTGTAACACTCGGCGCCGCAGGCTTCGGCTCGCTGGCCTTCGCCGCGGCCGCCTCCTCACGCTTCCGCGCCCGGTATGCCCGCATGTACTCGCGCTGCTGCTCACGGCTACGACCCACGGTGACCTCCTCACGGTGTTACACGTGGCGGTGTCACAAGTGAAATCACGCCTCGCCAGATTCGGGGAGAGAGGAAGCCCGCCATGCGGGAGGTGGGCCGGTGTTGGGGGTCCAGAGATCCGAACGCCCCTCCCCTGTCAGGTCAGTGGGCCCGTCCGCACCTCTCGCACCGGACGGGTGCTGGGGCTTGCGTGTGCGCCGTCACGTGTGCCGGGTACGTGTGTAGCCCGAGAGCGCAGAGGATGGGGCGTCGTGCACCGCTGTCGCCTGCCGGCCCGCGGGGTGCCCGCTTCGGTGGGTACGTGTGTCCGGGGCCGAACATCGGTCGCTCACGTCTGCGTTGTACGGGTGTCTCCGGAAGAGCTCTCCACTGGATCTCCTCGAAGGCGCCGGCGGGCTGTGCGGGCTCGGGTGGCCAGTTCTTCCGGGTGCGCTCGGCGGGCGGCAGGTAGAGGTCGTGGCCTGCCTGCTCCCAGGGGTGCTGGGGGTGGTAGCTGTCCGTGCCGTCCGGGTCGAGCTCGCGGCCGCTCATCGGGTCTCGCTTCCTACTCGGTGGGTACCCACTGGCGTGAGGGGATGCCAAGACCCCCGACGGCCATGCTGTTCCCTCGGGCTTCGTTGCACTCGGCGCACGCGGGCCGCCAGTTCGACGGGTCGTAGTACAGGTCGGGGTGGGTGGAGGCGGGGAAGAAGTGATCGCGTTGGAAGCGGCGGGGGTTGTCGAAGTCGTTCCACGCGGCGTCGTAGTCGATGGTGCAGCCGGAGAGCCAGCACGGGAGGTCGGCGGCCTTGCACTCGTCTTTGAACTTCTTCTTCGCGATGCGGTCCGCGCGGGTGCTGTTGTGGTGCTGGGACATGGACGCTCCTCGTGGTGGCGCTCGGGCGGGGGGCGGCCGCATCCACGGAGGGGTCATCGTGGCGCGTGCCCTCTACCCTCCGCCCGAGGGGCAGCAGTCGATAGTGTGTGCGGATGGACCCGATGGACCCGATGGAACAGATTCACCACATGCAGAAGCAGGCTCAGGGTGCGGAGCAGAACATGCACCTCGCGCGGCTGGTCAAGGTGATGGACGATCAGGCTGCGGTGATGAAGCAGCAGGCCGAGACGGCTCAGGCGTCTCAACGTTCGGCGTGGAAGACGACGCTGGCGTCGACTCTGATCGCTGCCGGTTCGTTGGCTGTGGCGATCCTCGCGCTTGTCATCCCGTAACCCGTGCGGGCGGCCGGTGGGACATGCCGGCCGCCCTGCTGGGATGGGGCGCGAGAGACGCACCGAGGCAGTACACGACGAACGCCCCGACCGGATGGTGCGGGGCGTTCCTCAGTTCTGTCTGACTCTTACAATGCGGTATGACAGTACTTGCAGTCAATCTGCGACACGCCGGTATTTCCGCTTCCTCTTCGCGTTCGCTGCTTTGCACTCTGCGCACCGGCACCCATTCTCGTACCTCCCCGCGCGTCCGTGCGGCCCGGTCTGCTCGAGCCTGGTCTTCTCCTGGTGGCAGGTACGGCACAGGATCTGGCACTTCGCGAGCTCGGCGACCCGGACTTCGATCGCTCGGTTCCAAATCGCGCTGATCTCGTAGGCCTTGGCCTGCGGGTCGACGTGGTCGATCTCGAGTTCTTCGGTCGAATCGCACTGCACGCAGGCTCCGCCGCCTTGCTCGATCCATTCGGCGCGCATCCTCTGTCGACGCTCTCGGTGGTACCTGTTCTGGTAGTGCCGCCGGCATTCGCCCATGGCGACGGCGGAGGCGTTGCAGCCCTCATCAGTGCAGATGTCGTTCATGGTGTCTTTCCCGCTGAGTCGCTGCGCATCTTGCGCAACCGGTACTGGTGGGTGGGCCATGCGGTGAGGCGGTCGCGCCACCACTGCAGCAGGATGTCCTCTCGGACGACGCGGACTCTCTGGTCTCCTCGCATCTCCCACTCCATCGGCATGCCGCCTCTGCGCCACCGGTTGATGGTGCGGATGCTGCGCTTCGTGCGGACGGCGGCTTCACGGTAGGTGAGCTTGGTCATGATGCTCCTGCGCTTATCGTGGCGGCATGGGTAACGAAGACGACATGGCTTACGACGCTGAGCTCAGGCGCGAGCTCCGCCGAGTTCGCGAGGCGATCGAAAGCGGGGACGATGGACTCGCGCTGGTGCTGGTAGACGGCCTGACCGCGAGCGTGGGTTCTGATCTTCGTCGGCGCGCTGCCTCCTCGTAGCGAATCACTGGTCCTCTCTTTCCGGCTTCAGCCGTCGCGTATCGTTCGTCCGACGAGCCCCAGGCGCGAACCTCGAGGTGGCATGGACTCCTGCCTCTCCTGCTTGGCCTCCCCATTTGGCGCAGTCCTAGGGCGTGGCATCGGCGCGGCCGTGGGCAACCCGGTATTCGTTCGGAGTGCGGCAATTCCGGATGTCGGGACGCCTGGTGCTCGTTGCTTCACCCCCGATAGGGTGCGGGAATGGATCAGCAAGTCATGGAATTCCTCAACAGCCGCCGTGAAGCGAGCGGAGCAGTGATGCTTCACTCCTACCTCGTGTTCTTCGGAGGCCGAGAGGTCCTCGTGCAGGTGCGCGATCGCGGCCCGGGAACGGGCGACACCCGATACTCGGTCTACGCCACGTGGGCATCGCCCCTGCCCGGCGAGACAGGCGGAAAAACTTACAGCATCAGCAACGCAGCATCCACGCTGAAGGAAGCTCTCGAAGACGTGGAATGGTGGAAGTTCGACCCCGACAACAACCGCTGACTTCTTCATGACGCTATCCCCCGTGGCAGCGATGTGCGCCTGGCACCCACTCGTCGGTGATGGCGATTCTCTGGTCGTCTCCGTTGCAGCATCTCGCTCTCGAGATGGCCGGTCTGAGCGCCCTCGCCGGGCAGGCATCGACCAGCAAGCTGGCCGATGGCGCCCATGATCCGCAATGGACGAATGTCGATCATGGTCAGTGAGCGCAGCGAACGGCGAGCGCCCGGGAGGGCGCGCACAGCCACGGCAGAGCGTGTTCCGTGAGTAGTTCTTCCTTCTGGACTACTCAGTAGGCCATAACCGACACGCCGATATGGCATACGCAGTGGTCCATAACTCCGACGGAGGGGTGGCCTACCCAGTGGTCCATAACTCCTGTGAGACGCGATAGCGAGCGGACCGACGCGGGCCACCTTCTTCGACCAGCTCGATGACACCACGTGCGACCAGCGCGGGTAGCTGCTTCTGCACGCTGGAGCGTTGCATTCCCGACTCAAGAGCGATTGTGCGCTCGGCTGGCCACGCCACGCCATCATCGTCTGCGTGGTCGACGAGGACGAGGAGCACGAGGCGCTCACCGGCTGGGAGACCGAGCCCGGTGAGCCGCCCACTCCGTAGCAGGGAGCGAACCGTCTTGCCCACACGTCACTCACCCCCTGCGGGCTCGAGCAGCGATGCCATGAGCTTCCCAGCGGCGATCATCCCGCGCGTGTGTTCGCGTGCCTCTTCGAGGCTGAGAATGAACTCGCTACGCGCGCCGCCATCTGTCACACAGAGCGGTTCCACCTCGACCGATACGAGATCGGCCGGCACCGGGGCGGCGGTACTCATACCCTCACACTGCGACAGATCGATCAGGATGTTCTGCGAAACGAACACGCCACCCAGGCGGGGCCCGTCGAGCAACGTGTACCAACGCAGTCCGTCACCGTCGTCCGCGTCGACCGACGCTGCCCACGCGGGAGTCAACTCTCGCGGCCACTCTGGCTGCCAGGGCTGCCGCT